GGAGTACCGGGGATTCTCAGGGCTCATGCGGCGCTCGGGCTCGGCCCGACCGATCCAGTGCATGGGCTGCAGCCCACGCTCTGAAATGTAGGCTCGCGCAGCGGCGAGTTTGTGGTCATGGGTCATAAAATGAGCATTCCTCGTTGTTCATACACGCTGGGGCCTGAATAGCCCTCGGCACGGCTCATGCTGGCACCCGTGGCCATAACGCCGGCCACGATGCCATCCACGCGGCCCGTGGCTTTTTCCTTGGCAACTTTTCGATTGCCGGCAGGGTCGGTGGAGACGACGGCATTTGCAGCGCACCAGGTCATGACCGGGTTGCCCCGATGCCGCAGCTGTTGATCGATGATGCGGCGCTCGATTTCATCGACGGCAGGCGCCATGTCTTTGAAGCCCTGGCCGAACGGCACCAGGGGTAGGCTGACGCCCTCTTGGTCCATCAAAATCTTGAGGTCTTCAATCCGCCAGCGGTCGTAGGCCAGGGCTTGCAGGTCGTAAAGGCTGGCGATTTCTGCCGCCTGCTGGATCACTGCCAGCTTGTTGATGGCACGGCCTGGGGTCGTGAGCAGGTGGCCGGCATCGCGCCAGGCCAGATAGGGCACGCGGTCCCGGTCGGCTTTTTCGTGCAGCCCTTCGGCAGGCAGCCAGAACCATTCGAGCATCCGCCAAAACGGGTCTGTTTCATCGGGCTCGAACTGGAGCACCAGGGAGGTCAGGTCGGTAGTGCTGGAAAGATCAAGCCCCCCCCAGCAGCGCCGACCCAGCAGCCGGCGCAGATCGAAGGCTTTGTCTTCGCATGCAAACCAGGCCTCGCCGCCGATCCAGGGCGCCTCAGCTTCGACCCACTGGCAGAAATTGAGCCGGCGAACGATGCTTTCTTTACTGGGCATCCCCCGGGCTTGATCAACTTGCTCGCGCAGATAGCGCAGGCCGGGCAGGCCGAACCGTAAAGAGGGGTTTGCTTTGTACCAGCAGGACTCATCTTTGAAGGGGTCGTCCCCCGGGTCCAGGGCGCAGATGAACGCGAAAAACGAGTCATCTTGCAGCTGGCCGGCGCAGACCTTTGCGCCGTATTCATGGTAGTTCCAGCAGACTGAGCGCTTATCAGTCCCGCTATTCGTGATCGAGAACTGGAGCGGCTGGCGCCGGCTTTTCTGGCCAGCCTTCAGCATCTCGATGACGTTGCCGTCTTTGTGCTCGTGAACTTCGTCGAGCAGGGCAATGTGGGGGCGTGGGCCGGACTGGCCGTCATCGGATGCGATGGGCCGGAAAAAGCTACGCTTTTCGACCCAGGCCAGGTTCCAAACGTTGAGCCCGGTACCGCTTTTTGTGATCCGGGCCCGCAGCTCTGGCGATTGATCCACCATCGCCACCGCGTCCCGAAACAGGATCATGGCCTGGTCTTTTTTGGTCGCGGCGGCGTAGATCTCGGCACCGGGTTCGCCGTCGGCCATCATGCCGTATAGACCGACGCCAGCAGCCAGCGGGCTCTTGCCTGAGCCCTTGGCGGTTTCGATGTAAGCGGAGCGAAAGCGACGTGTGCCGTCGGCAGTTTTCCAGCCCAGGACCGAGCCGACGATGAAGGCCTGCCAGTCCAGGAGGACGTACGGGACACCTTCGTACTCGCCCCCGTTGAGTCTGAGCACGTCGCGGAAAAATCCGATGGCGCGCTCAACTTCTTCCAGGTCGAAAAAAAGGCCCCTTTCGGGGCCGTGCGTGAGGTCGTCCAGGTGCCGTTTGCATGCATCACGCACATGCGGGCCGGCCACAATTTTTCCGGCCACCACCTGGCGGGCGTAGGTAGTGACCGGATCTCTAGAAGTATTTTTTGGCTGGGTTCTCTTGCGTGCCACCGAACAAATCTCCCTGGGGCTGGATCTGGACACGGGAGCGAGCAGCCGGCGTCATGCCGAACTCGCGCATGACCACCAGCTGCTGCTTGAATGTCATCGACTGGATGAGCGTCCAGGGGTTGATGTAGCGCCCGGTGACGACCTCTTTACCGTCGTCCGTCACGTCGGATTTTTCAGACATCAAATCGTCTGCGGTGCCGGTCTGGCTGACGGCGTAGCGGTATTGGGCTTCTGCGACGCAAAGCTTCGACAGCGCCATGACGTCGATCTCGGTGAGCAACTTTGTCGCAGCCAGCGCAGGGGCCACTTCATCCCAGACAATCCGGGCAGCAGGCGGCATCCACGATGGCGCGGTCAGATCTTGCAGGTACGTGGGGTCAGGCTCCTGCTTGTTTGTCGCCCGCTTACCCCGATTGCCCTCGACGATTTTGAGCGCGGTGGGCTTGGGCGGCCTTCCTGCCATTTCAACCTCCTGGGGGGGTACCCCTGTTCATTTCGCGGGTGCGCAAGAAAAGGGAGCTGACCGGTCGCCAATGAATGCGCCCCAGAGATTTACCCCCCCTACCCCCCCCGCCACTACTTCCGCCAGTGGTGGCCGGGATCGACGGGCACACCGTCCAGCCCACACCCCACCACCACGCCGGACTTCTCCAGCCGCTGCTTGTGCGTGTCGTGACATCGCTTGCACAGCGCTTGATGATTCGACGGCTTCCAGAACAGCCGGTGGTCGCCCCGGTGGGGGACTATGTGATCCACCACCGTGGCCGCCACCACACGGCCCTGCTCGCTACACATCACGCACAGCGGGTGCTCGCCGAGGAACCGCTCCCGGTACGTCCGCCACTTCCGGTTATAGCCACGCGCAGACGCACTCTCCCGCCCAGCATCAGCACTCACTCCGAGCACCCCGGATCTGAGCAATCACCACCAGCCGGCTCACCGCCTCCAGAGCCACCGTCACACACCGCCGACATGAACCCCAACCCCACCGCACGACACAACCCATCATCATCATCATCCTGGGCCAGCAGATCCACAGCAGGCCCAGAGCGCCGACGTGCAGCCACCGATGCAGCCGCACATCCAGCAACCGCCCCAGCGCCCGCCGTGGCCACAGACATCACGGCCACATCACGAGCACGAACAGCCGGGGTCAGCGGCACTAAACGCCGCGTCCAAAAAACCAACGCAGCAGCGACCATCACAAAACCGACCAGAACAGCCATACAGAGATCCTGATCCATGCTTACACCCCCCCTGCTGCAGAAAAGAAAAAAGCCCGCACAGGCGGGCTTAATAAACTCTGGACGCATTTCTAGGACTAGCGTAAATCGGACTATATCCTGCACGTTTTGCAGGGTCAAGAAAAAGTCCACCCTAAAACCTCACCCCCACGATTCCCGCAGCCCGCAAACGCTCATCAACCGCCTGAAAGGCCAAGTCAATGACTCCCACGGTCATTGGCTTTCCGACGCCTTTTCGCACCCCCTTCAGCCAAGCCACAATTTTTGCATTGTGATCACTAGCCAGGCCACGACTTACATTGCACAGATCTACCAGTTCACTGAGCGTCACGTCACGACCAAATGCACGCTCAACAAGCCCTCTGCGCAGCCGATAATGACTGACGCAGCCCGCCAAAGGCACCAATGCCGCCTGGGAAACATAGTCCAGCGCTTCTTGCCTCCGCCTGTTCAACTCAAAACCAGAGCAGCACCGATTACCACAACTGCACGGCATTCGCTCAGGGGCAAACTGCACAGTCAGCACCGCTTCGTACAGCGGTCCGCAAGCAACGAGCTTTTGACCAATCCTGCCAGCCTGGTGCGCACCATCCACGCCAGACAAACCAGACCCCGCCCCCACAGCAGGGGCAGCCAATCGACTCATCATCGGGCGAGCAATTCCCCCAGGCGCCTCACCAAAAAAGAATTCAAGAGCCCTTTTTGTTGAAGAAAACGGGGCAGACACAACCCCTAAACCCTCGCACCAGTCCTGCCCATTCAATGCAATCTGCATACTAACCTCCAAGCCAAGCCGGGCCAGTCCTATCCACGCACACGCGCAGCCAGGCCAGCCCATGTTCTGCACATCTGGATCACCTCAGCGGCATACGCCTGCTGATCCAGCGCGCCCCTCTTCCGCGCCAGATCCACGGTATCGAGGATCTGCTCGCGCCACTCCAGCACATCTGCCGGCGTGCACTCATGACGCTGCTGCCAAGCCTGCGTCACGAGCTGGAAGTCACTCACCAGGCACCGCACATCCGGTGCCAAGTAACCCAAGGTTTTCAAAAGGGCACCTCTACCCACTCCAACGTCAGCGGCACCTGAGCCGCCGCCCCCGGCGACACCCGCAGCTGCTGCCGATACGCATCCAGCGCCTGCAGCCGCTCCCTGATCGTCATGCCATCCCGGATCACACCACGTGACCGCAAGAACGCCTCCGCCTCCAACTGGAGCTGATACTGCGCTTGACGCTCCCGCTCTGCCCGGGCGTCATGCCACACGCGGACCTCTTCCGGCGTCATCGCGGGAGATGAACGGCGCCTGCTCATGACAGCCAGGGATTCCCACCCGCCACCGCATCCGGAGCCGCATCCAGCGCAGCCTTCACGCGCCGCTCCAGATCCGGCCAGTCCTCGCCAGGGCGGGCCGAGATGCCCACAGAACGGGCCAGACGTTCAACACGACGGCGCCAGCTCTCGCGGCTACTCCGAGCGGATTTTCCATCGCTGGCCCGATTCACAGCCCGATCCAGCATGGCCGCACTGCGCCGCAACTCAGAGACCTCAGACTTCACGCACGAATCCACGTACGCCAGCCCCACCGGCTGCGTGCTACCCGCTTTTTTGCGCGCCTCGAAGGCCCTCAGCAGCCCCCCCTCCAGGTGCGCCACCAGCACCCCACGACCGGCCCATTCGTCAAGAACTCCACGCATACCCCGAGGAATCCGAACACTATTTTGATTAAGAATTTTTATGTACTCAGCGACCAAAGACCCGGAGCCGTGACACGAATCGAGAAGCGACTCGCCTGCTGCCAAACCGGTTTTAACGCTGGTCGCCTCAGGAACAGGTGCCGAAGCGCACGCTTTATCAGCCTGGACACCTGCCTCGCCGCCCACCGGGCGGCCTCGATAACCATCCTCCAGTGAAGCCGCTTGCGGCTGATCTCGATAAACACCATCCATGCCGACCCCCTGGGGGGCGGCTTGTGAGGCCCCCAAGGGGCCGATCTCGACTCCATCCCCCGCCGCCGTGGCGGCATCGTCACCCACCTCTCTACCAGTAGTTGACGATGATTGAGGGGGGGTTAAAACCCTGAACCCTATGATGTTTGTCGGGTTCGCCATTTCCGCCCCCCCTTCAAAGTGCGGGAATTCATCCCGCCAAGAATCCAAATTTCTTTTATTAATCAAGGGCTTGCCTGCGTAGTCCCGCTTTACACCACCCTGTTGATAAACCATGTCGGCACCCTGTCGGGTTTGATTTGCACGCACTGAGGCGCGCTTGGCCATACACAGTTCAAAAACAAGCAGCTCCCCGCCGATGCTTCGGATCAGCCCCAAGCCCTCCAGGCG